GGTGCAGCAGGTTCACATGGTGATATCCATCTCACATTCCCAGACAACGTAATCGTTGGTGTGAAGCGTGATATTGTTGTTCACCGTGAATTCAAGCCTAAGAAGGATACAATCGAATATACATTGTTCCTTCGTGTAGGTACAGCAGTCGAAAACCCAGATGCATTCGTTGTCGTTAAGAACGTCAAGGTTGCAGCAGGTTACGATGCACGTTCTCTATCAGCAGTAACTGGTGGAGCATACACCAACCCAGCAACAATCTAATTTAGATTAAATAGGGTTTGAAGGGGGATTTTCCTACATTGGAAAATCCCCTTTCTCTTATAGTTCGCAAAATGGTATAATTTATTAGAAGAACGGAGAAAAAAATGTCATTTGATACAATGAAATTAGCAGAATTAAAGAAGGTAGCGGAAGACTTTGGCGTAGATGTTTCATCTGCAAAGAATAAGGCGGACCATATAGCAATGCTCTTAGAAGAGGGCGTAACATATGAGCTTGTAAGTGGAAATAGGGTTGAAATGCCAGAACCTCCAGTTTTTGACGGTTCTCAAGAAATGTCTGATGATGTGGAAAAAACATTCATTAAGATGGAAAGAGAAAACAGGAGCTATAGTATTTATGGATATACTTTCACAAAAGAAGATCCATTTGTACCAATGCCTATGACATTGGCACAAAAAATTCTAGAAACAGAAAATGGATTTAGAATGGCAACATCAAGGGAAGTTAAGGAATACTACTCATAAGGAGATAAATTATGGCAGAGTTGCATATTGGCTCACAGGGAGTCATCAAGTTCACAACTTATTCACAGGGGGAATTTGTTGATTCTGCTTCTATTACAGCATCTGTAAAGCCAGGGCCTACAACAGCCATACCAAATCCAACAAGCACATCATTAACAGTAATTAATGATGATGTTAATGAGGGAAGCTATTATGCATATGTCCCAATGTCATTAACATTAAGCGGAGAAGCAAAATATATAGATTTTTCTGCAAGCTATACAATTCCAGGAAATTCTACGCAGTCAGTAATTAATAGAAGATATTATTTAGTAAGACCATATGCTGCTATAGACGAGGTTATAGAAGCTTGCTCATTTGGGTTAGATAAATCTGATCCAAATCATAAAACTTACGATGAGGTAGCAGCAGCAGAAAGATATGCAAGATATAGAATTAATGCATACACTGGACAAAGATTTGATGCATCAAGCAAAACAGTAGAAGTGCTTGGAGATGGAACTGATACTATTCTGCTTCCAGAAAGAGTTGAGTCTATATCTAAGGTAACTGTAGACGATGTAGTTGTATTTAGCGATACTATATCTAATTATACTTTTACTATTACACCAACAAACCACGCAATTAGAGTTGACAAGCCAGTTGGAATTGAAGCGTTTGAAACATATCCATACACTGAAGATATTGCAGAGCCAGCATATTTTAAGAGAGGTAAAAGATATGCAATAACTGGAGTATTTGGCTATGAAAATATTCCATCAGAAATTTATGAAGCAACAATTTTATTGGCTAATGACTTCTTTCATCAGGATACTGTGTGGAAAAATAAATATATTAAAAGAATGCAGACGGGAGATTGGAATATAGAGCTGTCTGGACAGGCGTTCACTGGAACTGGAAATGCAACAGCAGATAGGATACTTGAGCCATTTATAGCTAACCGAATGGTGGTTATTTAAAATGAAAGGTATCATAGCTACAGCCATGAATATGAAAATGGACGTCTATGATCTTGTAATAACTCAAGATGAAGTGACAAAATCTATTATTAAAAAATATCTTTATGTAACAACTGAGAATTGTTTGGCAAGAGGATATATATCAGACTCATCTAGATCTCAAGGAAGCTCAGAAAAGGTTGGAGAAAGATATCAAAACCTTGATTATCTTACAATTGAAACACAATATAAGATGTCAAAAACACAAAGAGTTACTAATATAAGAAACCAAAAAGACGAAGTTATTTGGTTTGAACTTATTAAAAATAATTATGACACCCCAACAGTTTATGATGTTCAGGGAGTTACTCCAGTTCTAGACCCATTTGGAAATATTATTTCATATAACGTTTCAGTTAAACGATCAGAGGTACAGAAAATTGAAGAGTGAAATTTTATCTAAAATAACATCTGCAGAAAAAGTTATGAATGCTGGTAAAGTTCGTGGAACTATAACAGATAATGGTTCTATATCAAAAATTGCTGCATCATTATATTACAAAGCAGCTGCACTAGAATACTTAGTAAATTCAGAAAGAGCAAAGCAAAACGTAAAAACAAGAGTATTTAATCAATTAAATAAAGATTTTGGAGTTTATATAGATTCTCAAGCTAGATCTTTTACAAGTAGACTACACCATGTTTACGAGTGGAGAAACCCTGGCGACTCTTCAGCTAGATTATGGAAGCTTACAATGAAATCTGGTACTAGCTATGATATGAATATTGGATATACATTTAAACAATCTAGAACACAAGTACCAAATACTAGATCATTAAAAAAATATGTATTTAGAGAAAAAGCAAGAATTATGGAGTATAGAATTCCAGTAACAATTAAGCCTAGAGCCGCAAGTATAAGATTAGCTTTTGAAACTAAGGACGGAAGATTTATTGTATTACCTAAAGGTCAATCTGTCCGTGTAAATAATCCTGGTGGCAACAATGTATACAGCGGCTTTGGCAGAACATATGAAAAATTTTTTAATAGTCCAATGGCTATAGAAAGTATAGATAGATCAAATGTATCTAAGGCTTTAGCTAGTGCTGTAAAAAATTCTACAAGAGTACCAAGTATTATATCTAGTAAGCTAGTGGTTAATAAAATATCTCCTAGCTCTGTTAGAGCAATGGCTAAAAGTAAATCTGAATCGGAGGCTAAGAAAATATGACAGTAGATTATTCACTAGGAGCTTCCCAAATTATTATAGATTACTTGTGGGATAAATTAAAAACCACTACATCTACAATTGGACCATCAGATACAATACTCGACCCAAATGATTATCAGGTTGACTTAATTGGTTCAACAACAGCATTAGATATAGTTCCAATTTTTATGTCACAGCAGGATGCAATTAATAGCAACGTTCTTGACGGAGAAACTCATATAATTTATGATTGGGTTGCAGACGGATACGAAGATAATTGGCTTATTTGCAGAGATTCTATGATGTTTACTATCTATGCAAAAGAGCAAAGAAAAATTATGGAAATTCAAAATTTAATGTTAGATTTATTTAGAAGGATGGATGAGTCTGCTAGAGACTTAAATTCGGCTCTACCATCAAACTCCCCATGGATATTTTACACAGTAAGCCTGGTTGATTTAACTTCTCCAGAGCCACAAAGAGAAAAAAGTGGCTGGTTTGCTGGTCAGGTGGTCATTAGGTATAAGTATGGTCGCCAGGTTAACGCACAAACTGGTAGATTTGCTTAAACCCGCTTTGCTTTTTAACCTATTCGATAGTACTATTAATACAACGAGGAATTAGCCTAGCCAGCTTAAACAATTTAACCGCACAGACGGAGGTGTAACAAATGGCAAATGTAAATAATATTATCGTTGGTGCTGCAGAAGTTTGGGTTTCAAAGAAAGACTCAACACAAGTAGCTGCATGGCCAACATATTCAATTCCAACTTTTACAGCAAACAGTTCAGCACGTTCAGTAATGGACGCAGCAACAGGTTCTGATGGTTGGAGAAACGTAGGTTTTACTTCTGAAGGTATTGAAGTTCAATACTCACCAGATTACGGTGATATTCAGGTAGACCAACTTCTTGATACAGCTAAGCTTTTTAAGCAAGCCATGACAGTTTCTGTTAATACAACCCTTGCGGAAGCAACATTAGAAAATCTATTGTTCTCTTTCGCACAAGCATCATCAACTAAGGATGCGTCAGCACATGGTGCAGATGATCTTACAAAATATGCTAAGGGCACAGGCGGAGAAACATTAGGATTTGAAGCAGGAGCACTCGGAGCAGAACCAGTAGAAAGAGCAATGGTATTTATTGGAAATGCACCAAGAGCAGCAACTTCAGGAAAGAAGAGAGAGCGTGTATATCATGCACGTCGTGTATTGAACGTTGAGGCTTCCTCACACTCATACCGTCGTAATGAAGCAACAGTTTTCCCTGTAGCTTTCCGACTACTTCCAGATCCAGCTTTCTCAGGCGCAGAATACGGTCTAATCGTAGATAGAATTATCGAAGCTTAATATTTTTTAATCTTCTTAATCTCAAACAAACGGCCCCTAAGTAATTAGGGGTCGTTTGTTGCCTTTATACCATATATTTAGTATAATTATGTAGAGAGATTAAGGAGGCATACTTTGGCAAACAAGGTATACGAAACATACGAAATAGAACTACAAAATGGGACAGTAGTAACCCTAAAACCACTATCAATTAAAAAGCTACGTGAATTCATGAATGTTATGAAAAAACTAGATGGTTCACTAGAAGAAGATGCAGCAGTTAACACTTTGCTTGATGCGGCAGCAATTGCTATTAAATCTTCTGCTCCAGAATTGGCAACTAATCGAGAAGAACTAGAGGACGCTCTAGACATGCCAACAATTATGAAAATTGTTGAAGTGTGTGGAGGTATTAAGATGGACGACCCAAACCTCTTAGCGGCGGCTCTACTAGCTGGTCAGAACTAGATTTAGTCGCCGTAGAATCAGAGGCTTTTTTATTAGGCCTCTGGAAAAATTTTGAAGACCTGGAGGAGTCAATATCAATGCCAGAACTGCTTGCTATACTTGAAGCATCAAGGAAACTCAAGAACGACGAGAGAAGATTCCTTGCTGCGTTGCAGGGTGTTAAAATTGATGATCCAGAAACAACCAAGTCTTTTGACGAAGTTAAAAAACGTGTTATGGGATATGACACAGAAACTAATGATGTTGCAACACTAAGAGGTTCCTTAGCAGAACAGGAAGGTTTTGGTGTAGGTCAAGGCCTAGGTTATAAGGAAGAATAATAGATGTCTGACATTCTAAATGTAAAGTTTACGGCCAGCGCTGATTTTGGACAGTTAATATCTGAAGCCAATAAAGCGATGGCTGTTCTCTCTAAATTTAGAAATAACGCATTATCATCTAACATTGGCTTAGATAAAAAAGATTTTGATACAGCAGTAGGAGAGTTTAGAAAAGCAGTAACTGCTGCTGGATTATATAACTCAACAATTGTTGACGTAACATCAACAACAACAAAATTTGGTAATTCTTTAGCTCAACAAAGATTAAAGTTAAAAGATTATTATAGTGCATGGGCAGAATACAGCAGGGGTGCACAGGGACAAATTAGAAAGCTTGCACAAGAGCAAGTTAGAATACAGTCATCAGTAATTAAATCTTTGGGTAGAGATATGAGTGGCGCTCAAAAAGCCATGGTATTTACTCCTACTGGCATTGATGCTGTTGGAAATGCTGCTAAAATTGCAGCGCAAGAATTATCAATTTATCATAAAGTTTTACGTGATGGATCTACATCATTAATTAACTGGGGTAAAAATACTCAGTGGGCTGGTAGACAGCTTACAGTAGGTTTAACATTACCATTAACAATTTTTGGTAAATCTGCATCTGAAGCATTTAAGATGGCTGATCAAGAATTAACTAGACTATTAAAGGTTTATGGTGGAATTGGTGGAGTATCTGCATCAGAATTAGGCAAAGTTAAAAAAGATGTTACAGAGTTAGCAAAAACTCTTTCTTCTACATATGGAGCATCTTTTCAAGAAACTTTAGGTTTAGCTGCTGATATTGCTGCAACTGGTAAAGAAGGAAACGATCTTCTTGGTTCAATTGCAGAAACAACACGTCTTGCCACACTTGGTGATGTTGACAGGCAGGAAGCAATGAAAGCAACCCTTGCTCTTCAAACTGCATTCAATATGAATACTAAAGATCTTGCTGAATCAATTAACTTCCTTAACGCAGTTGAAAACCAAACATCAACAACACTTCAAGATTTAGTTGAAGCAATTCCTAAAGCTGGTCCAGTTATTCAGGGTCTAGGCGGAGGAGTAAAAGAACTTGCAGTTCTTTTAACAGCTATGCGTGAAGGTGGAGTAAATGCATCAGAAGGAGCTAATGCTCTAAAGTCTGGTCTTGCATCACTTATTAATCCAACAAAAGTATCAGTAGAAATGATGAACGGATTTGGAATTGCAATTAACGATATTGTTCAATCTAATGCTGGGGACATCATTGGATTATTAACAGATTTACAAAAAGCATTAGATACATTAGACCCACTACAAAAGCAACAGGCAATTGAACAGTTATTTGGAAAGTATCAATTTGCTCGTATAGGTGCTCTCTTAGATAACTTAGGAAAAGAAGGAAGCCAAACCCTTCAGGTTTTTGATTTAATGAAAGCATCTACATCAGAATTAGGATCAATTGCTGATCGAGAATTAAAAGCTTTAACTGAGTCTGCTTCAGGAAGATATAAGAGAGCATTAGAATCATTTAAGGCTGCTATTGCGGATGTTGGTGAACCATTCTTAAATATTTTTGCAAAAATTCTTGATGTTGGAGCAAAAATACTTGGTGTATTTGATAAAATGCCAAAACCACTAAAAGCTTTTGTTGTTGGTATGGGTGTAATAACAGCATTAGCTGGACCATTAATTATGTTAACTGGTCTTATGGCAAACTTTTTTGGATATATTATTAAGGGCGTTAATGCTTTAAGACAGTTTAGAAGTGGTGCAGAAGCATTTACATTAGTAACCACAGAAACAGTTGCTGCTGATCAAGTAGCTGATGCATATACACAAACATTATATAATCAAGGACAAGCAGCGCAGGTGCTAAGGGCTGAACTTGAAAAATTAGCTATGGCTTATCAAGATGTTATTAGGGGATCTCAAGGTGGTGCTCCTGGGCCAGGAGTTCCAGGTGTTATTCCACCAAATCCAAGTGTTACTCCAGGTGGAGCAATGTCTGCAAGCGCCACACAAGCTTTAAGAATTGCTAATGAGGCTGATATTAAATCTGAAACAGCAACAACTACTGCAGCAAAAGCATTAGAAAAACAAAAAGCAAAAGTTCAAAAGATGACAAATGAGGACATTGCTCAATCTATATTAAAAGCAGAGGTTTCTCAACAAAGCAGTGGTACTGGAACTGGTGCGGCTTTGGCAGCTAATATTGCAGCTGGAAAGGTTATGGGTGTATATGATCCAGCAACTGGAACAATTCCATCATACATGCCAGGAATAGAATCTCAGTATGGAGAAAGGGTAAAAGTAACTGGTAAGAGTACTCAACTACATCATATGAGTGCGCCAAATGCTAAAACATTTTCAGAAAAAAATAAACATGCTCCACAAGGATTAATTGCTGGTTTTGATCTTTCAAATCAAAAAGACGCAAAAGCTCTTGGTGAGTTAATTACTACTGGCGGCAAGTTTGATGAAGCAAAAGCATTAAAAGTTTTAGGTAATGGCGATCCAGCATTAATGAGATCAAATCTAGAAAGAATGGGCCTTGTTGTTGCAGCAATGGAAACTCCAGCTGGTAAAACAGGTAAAAATACTGGTACTGGTGGAACAACTAGAAAAGCTCCTTCAATTGCTGGAAAAGCTGGAAAAGCTGTTTCTGAATCTAAAGCGGCAAGAGGTGTTGCTGGAGCAATTCTTTATGATGAAATGACAATGCAAGGTACACCAGCGCCAGTTGCAACTCAACCACAAGCAACACAACCAGTTACAACATCTCCTTATGGATTAGAAGGTCGTGGCAAAACTACAACAACTTCTATGAAGCAAGGATATGCTTCTGGGGATAAAGCAACTAGAAAATCTATTGAAAGAAACTTAAGGAAACAGGGTAGAGGGGCAGAAATTAAAAATCTTAAAACAGCCGCCGTTGCTTCTGGTATGAAAAATGCTGCAAGATCTGCTGGAATGTTTGCAAATAGCATGGCTATGTCAGTAGGTACTATTGGAATGGTATCTTCTATGGTATTAGGCATGACTGGCAATATGGATGGATTAGCAATGAAGGCAGCAAATTTTGCTATGGCTTTAGGATATGGTCTTCCAGCTATTCAAGGTTTAGGAAAAGGATTAAAGGCAGTTGGAACATCACTAGCTTCTCAAGGTGGAACAATAGGTAAAATTGGTCTTGGGCTTGCTAGAATGGGTGGTCCGTATGGCCTTGCAGCTATTGCTGTTATTGGTGGAATAACTGCAGCAATTATATATATGAGAAAGAAACATGAAGAGGCTTTAAGAAAAGCAAAAGCTGATATTAGTGTTTCATCAGAAGCTGTAGAAAAATTTGGTGGCGTAGCTTTAAATGCTTCAGGTAAATTCCAAGATTTAGTTACAGCAGCAAGCGCTTTAAGATCAAAGATGGTAGGAGATAAGGCTGACCTACTTGGACTTCCTAGCAAAGAAGCTATTGATGCTGTTAAAGAAGATGTAAAGAGCTTAATGCAAGATCAGATTAAGGCTGCTGGCGGACTAAATAGTAAAGAAGCTGCAATACAATTTGCTACTAATTTAAAGGGAGCACTTGTTGCTCAGGGTGTTGCTCCAGCCCAAGCAGATGCAATATTAGCGTCAATACTTGAGCAGGCGGACAGAAAAGAATATGCAGTACCAGTTATGCTTGCAATTAAAGGTATTCAAAGTAAAGAAGATGCATTTACTGTTTTAAAGAATGCTGCAGAAAAAACATTCTCTGAAATTGGAGATAAGTTAAATAGTGGATTGTATATAGATGAGGCAACTAGAGGAAGATTTGCAACACAAATATCTGATCTTTCAGCAATTGCTGTTAATCAAGTTGATAATTTTGATGAAATAAAAACTGTTATTGATTCACTTCCAGAAGGAATGAAAAATCTAAATGTTGAGCAATTAAATGCTACATATAATGGACAACAGTTCTTAGAAAAACTTAAAGAAACAAATGAGCCATTATATGAATCTTTATTAAGTGCTGAAAATCTTGGAGATGCAATAGCACAGGCTGCTGGAAACACACTAGGTCTTGTAAGTGGATTACGTGGTGTCGAAGCAATGTTTGATATTGTTGGTCAACAAGCACAAAAATTAGCAGTATCTGAAGCTTTAAGTGATTCTGGATTAAAAGAAGCTTTTGACAGAAGAATTGCTGCAGAAAATAAAACTATTGAAAAAATTAAGCAGAGAGCTCAAGCTAAAAAAGATGCTGCTGATAAAGAAAAGCAGTATCATGATGATCAAATTGATAGACTTAAAAAAGAAATAGATTCAATTAAAGATCAAGCTGATGCACGTAAAGAATTGCTTCAGGCTCAAAAAGATCAAGCTGATTATGATAAAGAAATTACTAAACTCCAGCTTGAACAAAAAGCAGCAATGTCTGTTGGAAACTTCTCTGAAGCAGCTATTATAGGGCTTGATATTGAAAAGAAAATGCAGGATCGTTCAGTTGATCTTGCAGAAAAAGCAATTGATGATAAGCGTGATGCCGAAGTTAAAAAACGTGAACTAGAAGTTGAATTTCATGAGCAAAGAAAGAAAGAGATTAAAGAGCTTACTGATGCTCAAATTAAAGCAATTGATGCAGCAGCAGCAAAAGAAATTGCTGCACATCAAAAAACAATTGCAAGTCTTAGAGAAAAATATACGGCAGCCGTTGCAGAATTTAATAGATTATATATAAAAGCAGCTCAGGGTGTTGGCACAGAAAATCAAAAAGCATATAATGATTTAAAGAAGTTACTTGGAGATAGTGGTGCAAACGTTGGAGTTCTTCAGAATACATTTACTGATTTTGCTAAAAAGGCTACTTCAGACTTTAAAACATTTTTTGTGTCCACATTAAAATCTTTACTCGGCGATAGATATTTAATTGATGAAAATACTGGAGAAATATTTAATGCCATAAAGACAAGAGGCGGATTGGTTCGTGGAACTAAAGCTGGAGATATGGGAACTGGATTCCTAAATATGTTTGGGTTTACTGGCGGAGCATCAGGCGGAGTTGGATATTTTGCTCCACCAAAAGATTATATTAAAGACCAAGGCGCTGGATCTTATGCTACACAAATGAGATTTAAAGGTGCTGATGGTAAAGAGTATACAAAGCAGATTGCGGATCTTTGGCTAGATGGTAGCAATTTAGATGAAAAATCAGCAAAATTATTTACAGAGGAAACTAGTAAAGGTTCTGTATTTTTAGGATACTCAAAGCCAAAATATATGGGTGGATCAGTAAAGAAAAATTATAAAATTAAAGCATATGCTGCTGATGGAATAAATACAACAGCATCAGTTCTTCCATATATGGTGGGAGAAAAAGGCCCAGAATTATTTATTCCAGGAATGAATGGAAATGTTGTGTCTTCAGATAGACTATTTAGTGCTATTCAGCAAATGAATATGTCTGGTGCTGCTAGATCTGGTTCAGAGTATAATATTAATGTAAATGTAGCAGGAAGTAATGCAAGCGCAGACGATATAGCAAATGCTATTGCCATGAAAATGCGCCTTGAAGAACAAAGAATTGGTATTTCTAGGACGGTGAATTAATAATGGGATTTAAAATTACATTACCAAAAAGTTCTATTATTGAAATACAGTCAGCTGGAACGTGGTATAAATTAACTGAACATAATAGACAACCAGTTAATATTAATGTTGAAAGAATTGAAAATTCAAGACGAATGGCTAATGGCACACTAAGAAAATACTATGTTGCAGATAAAAGAACATTTTCTACTTCATGGTCAATGCTACCTAATTTAGCTACTAATACAATTGATGGCGGGTGGGCTCAATCAGACTTAGCAACATTTTATTCAAATAACACTGGTTCATTTAATATGAGAATTAAAAACATAGATGGAACATATCAGCCATATGTAGTTGCTTTTACTTCCTTTCAACCAGAAATATTAAAAAGAGGAATAGATACTTTTTATAACCTTTCAATTGAAATGACAGAGGTATAGCATGCTAAGCACAGATGTAAATCTTAAAAAAGCATTAATGGAAGACACATCGGTATCTGTGTCTAATAAAGTCATACTTGAAAATAACATTAATGATATAGCTAAATATATAAAGGTTGAAGATTTATCTCAAGCAAATGATGTTTTTACTGAAATTTTTCCACCACAATCTGTTGTTAAGTCATTTAGGCCTTCTAAAGCTGGAATTAAATATAAAGTTTTAGGTGAATCAACACCACTAGCAACATACAAAACTAAATCTATTCCATCAACCAGAATATATATGGCTGATAAAACAAATGATTATACATATTTTTTAAGACCAACATCAGCATCATTAAAAGTTTCTTATTTTACAAATTCAGCTATGACTGTTGCACAAACAGTTTATGCAAATAAAATTGTAGTTAAAATAGAAACTGGACATGGGGTGCCAACAGTAAATATTAAATCTGGAGAGTCTGTAATTTATAACACTACATCTCCAGCAGATGGAGTAATTAATTTATGGTGGACTGGCACAGCTTGGTCTACAACAGATCCTTTATCATATCCATCACCAACATCTATATCATCGCTTACCGTGTCAACTAGTGGAACATCATATGCTGGAATTATTGAAATATCTCCTAGAATAGTTAAAGATATAAGTAGTTTTATTTCTCAAATAAGAATAAATAAAGACGATTCAGTAGGATCTGACATTTTGCCAGTTGGTTCACTAACTGCAAATTCTGCTGATATTGAATTGTATTGTGTAAATCTTTCTGACATTATTCATATATCTAAGGGAGATGCAGTAAATCAAAACGCTGCAATGCTTTCTAAAAATACAAAATTTACTATTTCGTTTATTATTAATGGGACATATACAATTCAGCAAGGTGTATTCTATGCTGTTGACATTACCAGTAAAGATCGTGGGGAGTTTTCTGTTAAAGCTTTAGATTCAGCTAAATTTTTACAAGAAACTCCATGTCCAGAAATTATATTAACAGATTCATCATTTCAAGCTATTATATGGAGAATGCTTGACGCTGTTGGATTTGTTTCTTATGATTTTACAAAATGCACTGGCGATATTATGACAAGCAGATATTGGTGGGGAAATAAGTCTCAAACTGTATGGCAAGCAATACAAGATATATGTAAGGAAACACAAACAGTAGCATATTTTAATGAATATGACGTATTGTGTTTTATAAGTAGAGATAAATTTTATGATAAGGATGCTACATCTGTATGGCAATTCTTATATGCAAATGAGGGTGATAATAAAGCAAGTATTGCTAATTTAAATTATAATACAACGCCAACATCATCTGCTGTAAGAATTAAATATAATGTTCCAACAACAAGTAATCTAGAAAGAACAATGCAGCCAATTTGGACAGAACAATCACCATCAACTTTGTTTGCTTCACCATATCAGGGAATAGATGTTAATATTAATGCACAGTATTTAAAATATTCAAAACACGGAGTATTTGGATCAATTGTTCCAACAAGATTCAATTCGTATGTTCTTGTAGGAACTGAAATTATTGAGTATGATGGAATTGAGTTTGCTTATCCAGCAGTAACTCCAGATGTAAGTCCAAGAATTTTTGAAACTTTAGGTGAATATCTAGAAGTTAGGTCAAGATATTCTAATGACTTAACCCCAACTGGAAGACTTAGAATTAAAACTAGGGGGGCCTTTGGAACTACTCAAGTCAGTAATGATTCTCCAAGTAAATCAACACTATTTTCATTATTTACTGGATATACATTTAAGCTTAATACTGCTGGTTCATTAGCAACATCAAATAAATATGATATGTGTAAGATTAATTACACAGAAGCTAATATTTCTTCAATAGCAATAAGTCCTGGTGGAGATCAAAATGATTTGTATATGCTCAGAAGAATAATGCCACATTCAACTGCAAGCAACCCTATAGTTCAATATGGAACAGCTGCTGGATTTAAACTCGACACAACATCTTCTGGTGCTGGGCTTCAGCAAACAGCTGGATTTGCTATTAATTGGAATAGTACAACATATAGCGGATATTTAATTTTAGTTAATTCAACACGTGCAGCACAAGAAACAAAATCAAAAGTAGAGGTTACGTTTTATAAAATTGTTAATGGGTTAGTTGTTAATACACAATCTGTTATGTCAAACGTATTCGAACAGGCATTTTTTGGAATTGATGTTGTATTAAGAAAAAATCAAGAATCTAATGATTTATTAATATATGTAAATGGTTCTGAACTAAAAGTTACAGACGCAGCATTTCCATTAGCACCAAGCGGAGAAATAGGACTTGTATGTGGCGGAGCATCAACTGCATATTTTGACTATATATATTCTGGCAACCTTACAACATTTGAGGCTGATTTAACTGGTGCAAGATCCAGTGGAAAAATTACAGCATCAGCATTTTTTAAAGATTTTAAGTTTGATAATACACAAAATTCAAACATTTATTTAGACGAATTTGGTCCAGTAATTAGAGAAATTTATAAAGCATCACCGACATATAGTCAGGCTTTCCCAGTATTTGCGGAACCATCTAATCCACTAGCAAAAGTTGTTTCTGAAAGATTAGGTCATTTTTCTGGAGAAGTTTATGTATTTAATACATCCAGCTCAACTATAGCACTTGCTGACGGAGATGGAAAAGAATTTCCAGTATGGGGAATAGCTATTGCAAATGCTGGAGAAAATATATATGAAACAGAAAAGAATATTGATGGAGTAACTGAATTTACAACATTTGAAACCAACTGGATTCAGACTGAATCTGCAGCAAAAAACCTAGGAGACTTTTTATCAAAACAATGGTCTAAATCAATTGTTGATATAGAAATGTCAATATTTGGAAATCCAGTGTTGCAAGTTGGAGATATTGTTACTATTAAATATCCAGATAGAAATTTAGTAGGAACTGAAAAGTTTGTAGTAAAAGCTATATCTCAAGATTTTAGCGGAGGCTTAGAGACCAGCATAAAGGTACGTTCGATTTATTCGGCTTAAATTGGTATAATGGAGGCATAATGGCAAAACAAGACAAAAAGAACACTAGTCACGACGTACAGGATAAACCACTAATCGAGGTAGATCCTACGAGTTTTGCTGCCCTTGTAGCAAACCCAAAGTATATAAAAACGCTTCCAAGAGATGCCGTAGCTGGTTTTATACAGGGAGTTAATGATTCAGACTGGAAGGGTGAAGGTGATCCAGATGATGATGAGCCAGGAGATATATCAACTATTCCAGGACCAGGAATAGAAGACATATTTATTAAATATGGAAACGCATACGAAAAGCCAGATTCATCTAAAAAATATGGAACACTATATAATGATACTGGTCAAACTAGTAAGGTAAATCTTGAATTTAAAATCATGATACCACTTGATCTTATTGATACTGTTGTTGGTATTGAAATATTGTCAGAGAATGAGGTGATTGCAGCTATATGATTACAAACGTAGGTAAGAGACATATGCTTAACTATATTGCTAATAAACTTCCAGATAGAAGTAGGTATATTGGTATTGGAATTGGATCTACAGCAGCAAATGTTTCAGACACAAGACTAGAATTTGAAATAAATAAGTACAAGGTATATACATCATATATTGATTATGCAAATAATACAATTATTATGAAAGCTGAGTTGCCAATTCAATTATCAGCAACAATAACAGAAATTGGTCTTTTCCCAGGAAGCTCTGCTATGAATGCGTATGATAGTAA